TACCAACACTTTCATTCTGAAACAAAGATTGCATTGCATGCAAGTTTTGTGGATTTATTCCACCTTTGTCTGGTTCAGCACCCATTGTAATTAAAAGTATTACGTTTTCTATCGTTCTACTTACAGCTTGATCAACTTTCTTTAATTCTATTTTCCAATTTATATCGTCCAATACAGGAAAACCAAAAGGTATAGCAAAGGGTTCGTAATCTTGCTTTTTATAAAAAGATGCTAATAATTTAGTAGGATCTAAATCTATACTTATGCCTTCCTGAGTCCAAGCCCCTTGCCTTATTTTCTTTTTTACATCTTCTGGCAAAGTTTCAAAAATTTCCTTATCTTCTTCTGTTTTCGGATTTTGTAATCTTTCTAACTCATATTCGGATAATATTTTTTTATAAGAATTAGTTTTAAAAGAAGTACTTCTTGTTGCAATTATGTCATATGGATTTAATAATACATATTTAATGGGTATATGTCCTTTATCTAGGTATGTACCAGAACCATAAACTTTATTTAGTTTAATTACATCATCTGTTGTAAATTTTCCATCTAATCTGTATAAAAATACATTTCCACTTCTATAATATTCCCTGAAATATTGATCTTTAATAGACCATAAATTAATTTTTGCAAACCATTTTTCTATAAATGATCTAGATGCTTCATTTCCTCCATCTACATATATTGGTGAATTTGCCAACTCAGCCATTATGTCAATTGCATTTCTAAATATAGGTACATTTGCATAAGCTTTTTGACAAAGCTCTATAGACTCTCTTACATCTACACCGTCCGCAGACACCGTGTAAGGAAGCATTCCATTTATAATATTTTGGTATTTTAAAAGTTTCGCCTTAGAGGTTATTCTGTTTCTTCTTGATCCATTTTGTTTGTAAGTAACCTCTCTAGATGCGTGAGAAATATAATAACTTTCTCCAGCGGATTGCGGGGCTGTTATTTCATTTAAATTGGATTTTTTATTATCAGAAGCTCCGTTAGCTTCAAATTTTTTCCAATAGTCAGCTTTTTTATTATATTTTCTTTTTTTCATGCGTACAGTACTATTGTACACATAACAAAGTTAACTTTCAACTTTTAAAAGTTAACTTTCAAAAGTAAAATTCCATTTGTCTATATCGTAAGCATATAGTTTTTCTACAGACTTTTTTGTTTTTGTATCGTAGTAACTGGAATAATTTTTATGGTTAGTCTTTCTTAGGTGTAAAGACAGCTCGGAAACTGGTTTTTGCACTTTTCTCGATAGTATATTAACATCTTGCTGCAAGTTGGAGTATTTACCTACAAAATCTATTTCTTCGTTCAATAGAAATGCTTGAGGTCTTAAGTAGAAATCTTTCATAAGTGGATTCGCATTAATTTCAAATTTAGACCCAGAGAAACATTTTTCTACATCGCTACATAACAATTGAACAAAACCTTTAAATGAACTAGGAATTTTTATTCTTAATCTTTTTTCTTGACCTGGAATAGATAGAAAAGAATACGCACTCAACAATCTATCCCAAGGGTTTCTTACGAACGCTGCTGTGTATGAAAAATGAGTTTCTTTAGCTTCAACCGTAGAGACTGGTCTATATTCGCATTTGCCTGGAGCTAGACCCAGGTGCGTTAATATTGTTGCGGATGCACATCTTGGAACAGGAAAGAATAATAATTTATTTCGTTTAATCATTTTTTAATATTAAAAGTTATAGTTAAATAATTCTATTATTTTTTCTTCTTTTTTGAAAACAATATCCTTCATTTGTTTTTTGTAAAAATCTTTATATGTATAATCTTCTCTTTTGTTTTTATTTGAATGTTCTATTTTTGGAACAGGATTAATGTTTACATGCGAGCAAAATTTAATAAAATCTTTTTGTAAACTTTCAGTTTTAGCGCAAAAATCAGGCATGTATTTTCCATTATTATCTATAAGATAATCAAATTGAGAGCCGTGTACATTGGTTAAAACTTGCAAAATTTTTTCATCTTTCTTGTGAGTGTCAAATAAAACTTTAGCTTGATGGCCCTGACTTTTTTCATTTGAATCCCACTTGGATAAATCTTCGGTTTCATATTTATTTTTCCATTTAAATAAATAATAAAAATGACTAAAAAATCTATCCCATGGATTTCTTACAATAGAAAAGAAAAAATATTCTTTATAATCTATTTCTTCTTTATTGCAGTATTTTAATATTTCACGACATTTAGCATGTTGATAAATATCAGCATTAGGGTTTGGGCTCCCAACTAAATCTATAACCTTAAGAGGTTGAAGTGTTTCCCTTAAAGATCTAGTCCCAGTTTTCGGAATGTCAATTGTGATAAATTTTTTTGAATGAGATATTAACATTTTGATTCTATTTCTTTATATATATTATGTATATTACTAGATAATTTTTTTGCTAACAAAATATTTTCTAAACTTAGTTTTTTAAATGATTGACTTAAATCAGTAAAATCAACTTCTTGGAATGAATTGATTTCTGAAATTTTATCTTTTAATATGCCAAAAAAATCTTCATCTTGATATTCACTTCTCTTGTATTCCAATTGAAGTAAGTCTTGAACTTTGAATCCATCCTCCCTTAATTGCTCAATAGTGTTGGACTTTGTTGTAAATATATACGGAACTCCACATAATATAGATTTCATTTCTTGGATAGAATATTGATTTATTTTGTCCACGCAATCAGAATGAATAATTAAGACTTTGGAATTAAAATATTTTTCTAAATTTATTTCTTGAATCTTTTTACTTTCCTTGATAGATTCTCGAGGCATAACAAGATTATATTTTTCAGAATTTTTTTTTATTAATTGCTGATCTCCATAAATAGATAAATCTATATTGTTAATATTGTTTGATTTAAAATTTGAATAAAGTCCGCTTATAAATGATAAATCTGAAAAACTTTGCTCATCAAAAATATATTCTAATGTTATTTTTTTATTGAAATTTTTTTCTAGATAAATTTCTATAAAATCTTGAATATTTAAATCAAGATTCATATCCTCATAAATGCCCCATGCTGAATTATAATACCATATCTTATTGTTATCTGAAAATTTTTTATTTGAACAAATCGCAAACACTGGAAGGCCCAACTCTATACTTAATTTATTTATATAATCATTTAAATTCGCCCTGGATACTTTTCGAGAAAATTGAGCCGAAGAAAGGTTAAGTAAGAAAAATTTTTCAAATTCGAATATGCGAACATTTAGATTTAATGATTTTTCGCCCAATAGATAACTAGGCGGATTTAATTTATTTATGAATTTTTCAAGATACATGATCTAAATATAACCTTCTATCGAACTTCACTCTTTCTGAAAATTTTATCTGTATATGCTCAGGTAAATCTTCAAAATTTGTCATATATTTCTTGGAGCTAGAATTCTTGGTGAAATTAATACTCCATTCTGGGGGTAAATCTTCAAAATTGTAATTGTAACAAATTGAAAAAATCTTAGATAGTAATTTATTTGTCTTAGAAATATCTACGACAAAAAATTGCATAAGTTTGGCTTTTGTTTTATCATAATGATAATCTTCTATTTCTGTTGAATTTCCAATTCCGCATATATTTCTAATTACCCAGCTATCTTCTACATAACCACTTTCTAAATATTCTTCAAAATTATTTCCAGTAATTAAACCGTGAGTCCATTCATGTTTTGACATGTCGTCCACTATATAATTATAAAAAGATCTTGCTCTTGCATAAGGCTCTCTTAGGATGATGGACTTTTTAAAATCAAAATTAAATTGATCGAATAAATCAAGAAAATGTTGATCATCTATAAATCCATCAGGTTCAATTATTATTCCCCAAACAAAACACTTGCTTATAATTTGCATATCTAATTTTTTAAATTCAACTTTATGGTATACTTTTGCAGGGTCTTTGGTTCTATATCTTCTTGATATTAAATTTTCTGGATCGCCTAATAAAATTCTAGCCACACTTTTCCCGTCATTAAAGACTTCAATATTTTTAATAGTTTCATGTTTGAACATTAACCAATTCGTCTTCTCCCTCCTAAACAGTCTTAAAAATAAAATCATAACACTAATAAAGTATGTCCCTGCATTTTTGGGGACATGATAGAAAACAGGGATTTTTTCTTGCTTAAAATGTTGATTTAAGGTTTCCATTTTTTTTAATAAAATGATGAATATTTAAATTTTTCAAAATCTTCCATATATATGTTATATACTTTTTTCCTCATTTCCGATGTATATAAATTATCATATGTTGAAAATAGTTCTTCTTTGAATAAAAGTCTTTTATAAATTTTATTGAGTTTGCAAATTTTAAACCAATCCATTTTTATATTTTCATATTTCCCGATAAAGTCGATACGATCATCAATAAATTTGCTTTGTTGGAAAAAATGAGTTTGCCTCAGGATTGCTGCATCAATACCACCATTTAAAATAAAATCCTCAAAACTTTTATATTTTGATATAAACTTTCCTTGATCAAATAAGTCGCTCTTATTCCCTTTCCCACCTTTCAATAAATAATTAAATGCACTAGCGCACCTATCATATGGATTTCTAACAAATGCAAATGACCATAAATTTTTAAATAATCCAGGGGGCAAGGAACCACAAGATAAATGAGAGTCTCCAGTTAATGTTCCTATGCTTTTTTTAATTAAATTTCCGCCCGTTTTGGGTACATGAATAAAAGCAATCATATAGTCATTGCAGACATTTGCTGGGTATTTATTTTTTAAGTAGTTTATGTAATCTGCATCTTTTTTCTTCATTTTATAAATAAGGGCATAAAGCTATTATTAATAGGTTTTTGTTTTAAATCTACAAAATCAAAATATATTTTAGTCATCCAATTGCCCAATACGATAGCCGAATAGCTATCTTTTCGAGCTTTGTTTGGGCCAGTAGTTCTTTTTAATGTATCTGGTAAATCAAAGGTTTGATTGCCTTGTGGGGTGCTTTTTATTTGTATTAATGCGCACTGGCTTTTTGTTGCATTTATCATGTCATGCTGATGTTCTACGAAATCAATCATTTTAGCTCCATCATTTTGTTTTTCTTCTATTTCTGCAACATTATTAAATCTTAAATTTTTTATGGGGATTTTTTGTTTAATTTGCTTGTGATATGAGTCATCAACAGCTCTTGCCGCAAACCAAATTTTCTTATGGTCAAAGCTAGACTGGAGGAGTTCGTTTGCAGTTCTTATCCATTGGGAAGTTGGTTTTCTTAAAATACAATATCTATAAGATTTTGGATCGTATTCTTTTTTTGCATTCGATAAATCTTCTTGATATTCTTCTGGTTTGTCAAATGCAGAACTAATCATTTTAATTTTTATATTTTCTTTTTTAAATAAAGCGCTTTCATTTACCGCATTTATGAACTGGACACCTCCATTGTAATCCCCGACTATTGCAACTATATTAAAGTTTTTTAATAGATAATTAAAATATACAATATGGTGCTTTAAGTTAGTTCCTGGAAGGGCATATGCATGAACCAGAGTGCTTGTTTTTGAGCTTTCATTTAATTTATATATTTGCATCGCAAAATCATCCGAACTTTCAGATTCTGCCCAACTAGGGTCAAAGGAAAGTATATATTTATCAGCTGGGTTTCCTTTTACTTCAACAGAAGGATCCTCTCCATCTGGTATTGTGCAAGCCGCCATCCTTGAAGTTTTAAAGTAACCAGAACTATCATCAGTAAATATTGCACCAAACTCTCTGTCGAACTGAGACTGACTCATGGTGGCTTTTGATTGTAGAATTAAGTTTTCATCGTAAAGTTTTTTTGGAGCGCAATCATAGCTAAATTGCATTATGCATCTTGTCGCATCACCATCTTCCTTTATGCTTCCATTAATCAATGCCTCGAACTGTTCATAAAGCTTATAAAGGTATTCAAACTTATATGAGGCTGAAGATAATGCTATGAGTTTATTGTTTGGCCACTTATATCTATCCTCTTCTTTCATTTTTCCTTGAGCTATTAAACTAGATTCAACTTGATACATTTTCTCTCTTTCTACTGGATTCTCAACAACAGATAAGAATGGAACAATAACTTCGTTATAAATTCTTTCAGGCATCAATAAAAATTCATCAATAATAATCCTATGAAATCTGAACCCTCGAAGTTTCGATCCATCCCCTAAGGGTAAAGCTCTAATTCTACTTCTACCAATTTCCATCAACCATTCATCATTACTTTTAGATTTGTGTGTTATGCATTTCGCCAATAAATGAGCTTCTGGCTTTGCTGCAATGTCTTCGATTTTTTTAAAAATCATTTTTGATTGCCTGAAAGACTTTGACAAAATACCTATTTCGACACCTTGATTTAAGATTGCATCTAAAAATGCATATATGCCAGTTGTAAAAGATTTTGACATACCTCTTGACCAAACACCAAGGGTATAATCTGTTTCAAACATGGCCTTAATTGCCATATGTTGGAACGGAAATAATTCCACCCCAGATATCAAACTTGTAGTAAAAGTAATATTTTCTCTTAAAAATTTATAAAGTAATATCTGAGCTTCCCCCTCTTCCAAATGACCTATTTTTTCCTTAAGTTTTTGATTGAAATTTTCTGCATTGACCCTTTTTTGGTCTCCTGTCTCCCAGCTCATTTCTTATCTTCGTACTCTCTGAATATTTTCTGACACCAATAAGATTCTGTTTCAAAATATTTTTTGCAAGCTTCTATTACATTGTAAACACTATACCCCTGGCATGAATGCACATTAATGAAAGCCTTGCTTTGATGTTTTACGAAATGAGCTGTAATCATTGAGTTTTGATTTTCATGTATAAGTCTATAACCTTCCATTTCTTCATTCCCCTGGCCAAAGTCATTTATGATCCCAACAATATTAGCTCCCTCTTCATCAATTATTTCTGATATTGTGTCAGCAAATTTTTTAATTTTAGCATTTGTGAATTTTGATTTATCGCAATCATATAAATTTATAGCTAAATCAAGAGACCATATTTCTTTTTTTTGTTGTTTCATTAATTTTGTTATCTAATAAATATTGTACGTCTACATTCCAAATTTTTCTACCAAATAATAAAATTTCAGGTATTATTTTTTTTAATCCAGCTCTATTATGTGCAAAAACGACTTGAGAGTTTTCTTTGTATTCCTGCAAAAAACTTTTAACATTATGCCAAATATAAGGCATTTTTGATTTATGGGGAGAGAAAATATTATTTTTATTAATTTTTTTTATAGAACTTTCTACAACTATAAAAACATAAGAGTTGAATTTTTTTGCTCTATCAATCTCCCTTTTTAATCTTTCAAAGTTTTTGCCAGAAAAACTACTTTTGAAATCCGACTCACTTTTCCTGTCTATAAAAGTATAGTCGTAGTATTTGCCTGATGCAGTATAGTCTCCAAAATCTAATTTCATGAAATCAGAATTTATAAAATTAATAGGTTTTTGCTCTCGTGTATCTATAAAAATATGCATTTCGTTATAATTTAAATGAGGATTGTTCTTATCTTCTAAGAAACCTTCGGGGCCACTTTTATTTAGCGATACCAATAACCCATTATCTTTGCAGAAATCATAATAATTGTTAAAAAATTTATTATATATGTCTATGCTTGGTAATTCTGATAATTCTAACTCCACCGAGCTTAATGATTTTTTAATATTTTTTCTTTGTACCCTATCAAGAAAGATTTTTTCTAACATATCCTTGACTTGCGCTCTCTCTGCGCTAATAATCCACTCATTCATTTCATCGCTATTAATAAAATATTGATTGAAATATTGATCTAAATTTTTAAATTTTATATTCTTCTTTAAGAAAATACTTTTTCTTGGAAAATGAGTTTCGTAATATTCTTTTATTGTTTTTTTATGCTTCTTTGATATATGCAAATGAAGACCTCTGTCTGATTTGAATTCTTCCCCGCACAATTTACACTTTGAGTTTTTATTTATCATATTTTTTGGCATGACCTTCTGCTAGTAGTATATTGTTTATCACATCTTCATTTTTTATAATCTCACCCAAAACTCTTCCATACTTTCCAACTCCATAAGATTTTAAAAGTAAATAATCTTCACCATCAGTTTCGCATAATTCTTCAAGTCTATCTTTAGCAGCTAGACCCTTTTGTTTTTCTTTTAAATTTTTAGTTCTAACTTCTGGGGTGTTTATACCATACAATCTAATTCTTTTTTGCACATATATCTCAAAGCCTAAATCTATCAGTGCATCAATTGTGTCTCCATCAATTATTTTAATAATTCCTTTAATTTTGTAAGTATACATTTTATATAACATCTTCCTTCCTTAGCCCCATAATTCTAGCTTTCCATGAATCCATACTTTCAAGCCTGTCAGCCTCTTCCTCAACTAGCATTTTTTGTTTTTCTGCGATGTCTATCATTCTGCTTCTCTCCTCTTCCTCTTGAAATGATTGAACTAAACTTAATATAGATCCATATTTATCTTGCTTGTTTTTAATTCTGGCCGATCTGTCTCCATTTAATTTTTTTATCAAAGATTCCTGTCTTTGTTCGCACTGATGGTACTCTGCTGATTTTGCTTTTAATATTTCAGCAAGTTTTACAGACATCTCTGTTTGATCTTCGCATTCGTCAAACATTTTATTCAATTTCTCCATGTTTCTTTGAATTGTTTTTAAATTTACATAATCAACGCAAACATTTATGTAAAGGTTTACTTCGTCCGCAGTCAAGTCTTGCTTGTCCCATGCAGCCCTAATGAATTCAGATTCAAATAGTTGCCTATCTTCGTTTCTGTAAGAATTTGCGATTTGAGAAAACCTGGGCGATGATAAATATTTCCTTAAAGAATTAACGCACTCTTGTTCATGTCTTTTTAATTTTTTAAATTCTAAATTCAGATCCTCAAGAGTACAATTCCTAATTTTATTAAGGATTTCAATGTTATCATTCGGTGCGATATAAGGTTTTAGGTTTTCATTGGTTTCAGCTTTAATGAAATCACTAGAATTTGTTTTTAAAAAATCAGCAACAACCCTCTGTTCCATACTTAAATTTTTAACCTCTTTGTCTTGAAATATTAACTGAGCTATTTGAAGGCTGCTCAACTTGTCCCTTGAGTATTCTTTTATTAAATCTTTCTGAAACTCATTGAGTGTTATTTTTTTGCTTTTCTTATGGACTTTTGTTTTATACCCGTAACCCCTCTCTATCATGTATTCAGCGACAAGTTTTCCTTCTTTATTTCTTCCGTCTAAAGATTGGTCTTGAAACAACTCTCTAGTTAGCTGATCTATATCAGGTATTTGTATATAATTGTTGTCTATGAATTTTTTTTGATCTCCTGTTAATTCTTTCATTATTCAAAAATCTTTTGAGATTCTAATATTTTGTAAAATATTTTTTTGTATTTTAATTTCAGGTTTTTTATTTGCTTATAACCAGCCTTCCTTCCTTTTTCGTTTGTTTTATAACCTAATATTATAGCCACCTCTTCTTCTTCTAAATTATCAATAAAAAGCATTTTATATATATCATATTGCTTTTTATTTAAACTTCCCTCCATTAGTTTGTGAGCCTTTTCTATATAAAATTCTAAATTAAAATGAGAGGAGGAAATTTCCGAGAATAAATGACTTGGTTCGTATTTTATATTCTCTAATGAGCTTGCCATTTTTATTTCAAATGCATGTTTTTTTGTTTTTGACCATTTTTTGTATAAAGGGCAATTTTCATCTTGCAATCTTGATTTAGTAAATGAGCAAGTATCATTTCCCTCTTCATGTATATCGGCATTAAATGGACAATTATGACAAGGTTTAGCAAAGCTATGGTAATGATTTCTAATTAAATTTTTTAATTGATTAGTTATAATTTTATTTACCCAAGGAATAAGTGGTCTATCTGGATCCCATTGCCCCCATTTTGCAAAAATGTGACTTCTCAATATTTGTGATACGTCATCGTAATCCATCCACGTAATCGAATCAAGTCTCCATTTACTTCGGCGCTTTCTGATTTCGTTATCGATTACATCTATGTAATCTTCAAAATTATTTTTATGTGTCACTTTTTTTTCTCAAAGGTTGTATCTCGGGCTTTTGCCTAGGCAGCCTTTTAAATTCATAAAAATTATTGGCTTCTGATAAATCAAGATCGTATTCTAATTTTTTAATCCTAGGAACTTCCTTTACATCAACCTCATCTTCGTCGCTATCATTTAAATTGCTTATATTCTTTTTGGTTGGCTTATTGTTATTGCCTTCTTTGGACAAGTTATTTCCGCAATTTGAGCAAAATTTTGGCCTGGTTAAAGCATATTCGTTCTTGAAGCCACATTCACTGCAAAATAATTTACCCATTTTTGACTCCTTTAACTTTACAAGAGATTTGATTTATAAATATCTTCTCTTCTGGAAACATATTAATTATTGTTTTTTCTGGCAATTCAATAAATAAATTCCTTTCTCTATTTTCTGTAGATCCATTTATTTTAAAATTTATTTTTTTGTCTCCGATAATTTCTTTATCGCCAGTTTTAACAATTATTTTGAATTCTTTCAAATCATTTCTGTCTAGAAAATTCCAAAAATTTTCTTTAGATTTTTTTTCTTTTTTTGACAAAAATAAATTTCTTAATAAAAAAATACTAAAAGTGGTGAGGGACGATATCGCTGCAACTATAATTTCATTCATTTTAAATATTAAAATAATATATTAAATTTTTCTATTTTTTTTAAATTTTGTGTAATAAAATCACCTTCTACTTTTAATGGAGGTAATTTAAACTTTTGCTCTTTATCTTGATGATATTTTTTTAATTATGAATTTTAGAATTTCACTTCTTTTAATATCTGAAGCATTGAACTTAAATATATGAATTCCTTTTTCGGAGCTTTCTTCATCATCAAATTTTTTGATTATATCTCCAAATCCGCTTTTCCCATTAATGTCGCTTTGCATTAGATCTCCGCATATAAATATTTTAGAATTTTCACCTATTCTGGTTATTAATGTAGTCAATTCTTTGAATGTAGCATTTTGAGCTTCATCCATAATCACAATCTTATCCTTAAAAGATAAGCCTCTCAAGAAATTTATTGGCATTGCATCGATTCTTCCGCTCTCCATTAAATCTGTTTTTGCAGTAGTGTTATCTGGAATTAATTCATCTAATTTTTCTTTTAATGGTATGATATATGGATTAAATTTTTCGCTTAAATCTCCAGGTAAGGCACCTAAACCTTTTTCCGCACTTTCTATTATAGTTCTTATGTAAAGCAAGTCTAAATCCTTGCTTGAGCATAATTGCCTTAATGCTGCATAAACAGATATGTAAGTTTTAGAACTTCCTGCAGGGCCAGAAACAAAAATAATTTTCGTATCTTTATTTAAGGCTATTTTCAGGAAGGTCTTCTGCTTCTCAGTTAAGTCACAAGATTTAATTTGAAACTTATCTAAAGAACTAGACGTTAAATCATTTTTTTTATTTTGTTTTTTCTGTCTCATTATTTTTTATGAAAGTTTTTATAATTTCTTCTCTCTTTTCTGCTGTCTCAAAGTACCAAACCCAATAAAACGAATTCGTAATTTCATGTATATCTTTTTTTATAATAATTATTTCTTTTTCTATTTTTTCTAATACATCATAAGTAATCTCAATATTATTTTTATTCAATTTTCTAGCTTCTTCAAGAAAAATGTTTAATTTATTATCTCTTTTTGCTTTTGATATTTTTGAAAAATTTTCTTCTTTACCTTGGCCTTTGTCTGGGTGAGTTTCCTTAGCTAATTCTCTAAATATAATCTTCAACTCAGGCTCTTCGAATATATTTTTGGATTCTTTTTTTCTTTCAGGCTCTTTATCTTTCAGTTTATTTAAATCTATATGTTTTGAAATTTCTTCTGTAAATAAAGGTAGAGCTAATTCTTGAATTTTTTTAATAGATTGCAACTCTTTATTTAAGCTTCTCCACTCAAACCTTAATTTATTAAATTGTTTTTTAAGCATTGTTAAGTGTATTATTAATATAAGTGAAAGGTGCTTTTTATATCAAAGATATTTTGGATGAATTTTCTGATAATGTAGAATTAGAAGGTGAAGATGTTTATGCATTAATTCATAAGAAATATCTTGGAGATGTTAATCGAAGAATTCGAGCTCATGGATGGAAAGTAGAAGTAAGGAGGAAGAGAAGTTTTATGATTTTGATCAAAGCTTCTGCTGTTTTGCTTTAAATCTATTAGCTATAAAGCAAAAACTAAATACAATAAATATTATTAATAAAAACTCCTTAAACGGTTTTTCGGTTTCATTTTTCGATTGACTTATTTCTTCTTTTATTGTATTATTTGCAGGTTCAATAACTTTTTTCAGAGGTATTGTCTTGCACCCGAGTAAAAAAAATAAAATAAAATATAAAAATAAAGTTCTCAAGTTAGTATAATACTAATATACACTTATAATGATTAATAAATTAAAAAGATGTGAAAAACTTTGTGTTTTTTATGTTGCAACAATCAGAGAGTTTACAAGCGGAGAATTAGAACAATCAATATACCATTATTTAAACAGTTTTCCTTCTCAAACTTACTCCATAGATTTATATATATATTTTAATAAATTAGTGCTTTCAACGAGGATAGAAAAATTTCACCAATCAATAAAAAAACATATAAATATAAATGATGTTAAAATAGTAGATTTAAATTTAACATTTGAAGAAGATACTTTTTGGTATCCATGGCTTAGCAGTCCAAAGCCTTTTTCAATGCCTAAACTAGGCTATACTGCTGGGGCCAATAATTTATTTTTTAGATCTCTCGATTTAATGTTTAAGGAGGGATATGAATATAATTTAATGTTAGAGTCTGATACTTTTCCTTGTCAGCATTTGTGGTTTGATAGGATTTTAAGTTTTTCCGAATCTCACGATTTTGATATAGCTGGCAGTAGATATAAGGGCATGACCGAAAGTCATTACCTTTCTTTTTATAAAGAACATCTAAATGGAGTGGCCGTTTATAAAAACAGCCCGAAAATGAAAAAATTGTCTAAGAATGTTGAAAGATTCATCAAAAAAAATATGCCAGATACAGGCTACTATAATTTTGACATAGCTATCAATGATTACAATAAAGAAAAATCAGAATACAGTCTTATTGATACTGATTTTATTATAAATATAAGCGACCCAAGAGATAAATTCATAACTACCAAAAGTGTGATAAAGGCATATCCTAATGCCATGATTATTCACCAAAAAGAAGTGAGCCCATATAGACAGTTAAATTTAAATTTTTTCAATAAAAACAAGAATTTTAAAGAAATTATGGTTTTTTATGCAATGCCTAAATCTGGCTCAGAATTTTGCATAAAAGCTCAAGAAAAGTATTTAATTAATCACTGCAATAAAACTGGAAGATTTCCGTTCATAATAAGCTTTGCCACTGAAAAAAATTCTCGTTTTTATTTGCTATCCTCTCTGGAAAATCCCGAGCCTTTTGATAGAAAAATGTTCCAATCTAAAGTTGGTAATTTTTATAGTATTGCACAGGAAGATTTCCAAAAAATTTCGGAGTCAGATTTTCTTGAACCTTTTTCTATAGTATTAGATCAAAGATATTCAACTGACTATGATTACCTCTTTTTTATGGAATTTCATCAGATATGTTATTCATTAAAATTAAGCCCTTCTATTTTTTCCTTTCTTAAAAACCCTTTGGATATTGCAAGTTCTCTTTACATTCCATATGCCAATGCTAATAGAATTTCTGTAAGAAGTCCAGAATTCAAATTAAAATTTCACGACTTCTTGGTTAACTATTCTCCCAAAGGTTTTTTATCTAAAAATTTAATCGGGAAAGAATCGTTGAATGCAAAGGAGTTAGATTTTTTATATTCTATTTTATGGAATTTTTCTTTTTATGATGTTAGATTGATTGAAACTGTTTTAAAATCTATTTTTCAGAAAAATAAAAAGATAGATGCTGGCAGAGTTGAATTGAAATCAATCCCCATCAATCATACAGTTAATAAAATTAACTTTTACCAAGGGTCAGTGGATAAGGACATAGAGATCCAAATTGAAAATAAATACAAACAAGATTTAGAGATTTATAATAAAATCTTAGTTAAAAACATAGCAGAAGAAAAAGTTCCATTTTTTATTCACCAACCTAAGTGTGGAGGCTCTTTTGTTAATAGTGTATTTACTTATTATTTTGAAAGTTTCGTTAATGATTCTCCAGAACTTTCAAATAGAGCCTACAGGAGAATTAACGTTAATTTAGATAAAAACTCAATAGCTATATTTTATTGCTATGTATATGAAGAAAATTTCTTTTCCGATCCAGATGTTTCAGGATCTAAAAAAAACCCTTTCTTCGCTCAATGCTCAGAAAAAACTTTTTTAAGATATTTTGATCATTCATCGTTTCTAATTTTTGCAGCAAGTACGTCTCTAAGCGGATACCCAAAAATTTCATATGAATTTGTTAAAAAAATTGCCAACGATTCTGGGGTTATGCTATCCCCCTTTAGTTTCCTGAGAGACCCAAGAGCTCAAATGAGTTCATTACTTTATTCTTCAGGTAATCAAATAGAAAAGTTAAAAGATGCTTGGCCCTTAAGGGCATTGTATGATGAAAGTTTATCTGGCATTAAAAATAATATAGAATATGTGAAAGATGTTGTAGATTTTTTTATAGAAGAAAATATATATGTCAGGGATCTATCCTTTGCGAAAGAAGCTCTCGGACAAATTCTTTTTGAATGTTATGGTCTAGAAGTTCCGCCTAAAATTTTCAAAAAAAGCAATTTAAATAGCAACCCTAAATTAAGTAAACTTGAACAAAAATTTTCCAGAGCTATTACTGCAAATATAAAATGGAATACAAAATTTTACAACGAAATAATATATTAATATGAATGGATTCCCTATAATTTTTAAAAACACAAACTTAGTTAAAATAGAGTCAAGGCTTCTTTCTTATTTGAATCATCATGATTCAGATTTCGGGATGCATAATAAAGATGAAGATTACTGGAAGGGTAGAGTTTTGGGAGTAGAACTTATAAACGATGAAGAAATTCAAAGAGAGCTAACATTGCATGGGTTGCAAATAATTGAAGCAATTGGAAAAATTTTCCCCAAAAACCCAGCTTTCTCAGACACTCTTCATATAGTAAAATGGCCAGATGGATTAGGTATGCCATTGCATGCAGATGGACAAGCGAATGACGGAGGTCATCATGATTACTTCTGGAGGCAATTTGGTTCAGTAACATTTCTTAATGATAATTTTGCAGATGGATTTTTAAATCTACCGAACCAAAAAATGAGAATAAAACCAGAAACTGGAAAAACTGTTATCTTTCCTGGTACAAGTGAGTATTTGCATGAAGTGATTGCAGCAAGAGGAGGAATAAGATATACACTAGCAAGTTTTTTATCGTTTGACGAAACACATAAAGCTGATCATATATATGAACTTTACGAAAAATTCTCAAATCAAACTTAGCAGAGAAATCCTTCCATCTATAAGTAAAAAAGGTTTTAAGGTCCGTAAAGTACCTAAAAAAGTTTGGAAAATAATTAGTGATTATTACAAAAAGTGTGGTCGTGTCTCCATTGATCAGCATAACGGTTTAATCCCACAAGATGAACTTTCTTATATAGCATCAACTAATGATATTGAGAATTTTTACAAGCTTGAGTTTGATGTTTTAAATTCTTTAGGAGGAATTCATCAAAAATGGGCTGGATCTAAAAACCCCTTAAGTTCCAACAATTGTTATGGAATCAGGGTATATAAAAAAGGAGCTATTTGTAAGCCTCATTACGATCATCTTGCAACTCACCATGTTTCTTCAATAATAATCGTAGATAAAGATTTAGGTTCAAATAATAATGAAGATTGGCATTTTGATATAAAAGGAAATGACGGAAAGTGGAGGAAAGTTTATGCTAATATAGGTGAAATGGTTTTTTATGAATCGGCTAAATGCTTACACGGAAGACTATTTAAGTTTAAAGGTAATTCTTTCAAAAACTTTTTTGTTCACTATTCTTTTTCTCAATTTATTTGACAATTTTAACAAAATAACTTATTATATATAAATGGAAAATAAATGCTCTAAAAATGGATGCCCTCCGCAGGGCTGCGCTAACTGGAAAAAATGCGACTTGATTGATTGGACCGTAGAAAATATAGAGACGAAAGCTCCTTCCTCATATGTCCTTCAAACTTTAAAAAGTTTTGATTTGACTCAACAGGAGTGTGTTGAGATCATTCGAGAAGCTCACAAAAGATTACCTGATTCTAAAAAACAAAAAGCCGAAGAAAATCCACCCTCAAAAGTGGAAACTAAAGATAACTCTGTAAATTCTAATTCTAAAAATAAAATGAAAAAATCTAAAAAATCTAAAAAAGAAAATTTGTATAGAGATCCAGGAAATTTAAATGGCATTAAAGGTTATCCTTTTTTTACTAGATTTGCTAAGAAGATTCAAGTTCAAGATGATGCTCTTGATATTTTTATGATTGATAATTTTATGACGGAAGCTCAATGCAAAGATGCGATAACTTTAGGAGAGCGTCATTTAGAACCATCTCCAGTAACTGCTTATGGAGAGGGTAATGTTATTGATGAAGATGATCGAAGGTCCGAAACTGCATTCATAACAAGACAGCCTAATTTAAATTTCAGTAAAGATGAGATGCTTTTTCTAATGTCTATAGAGAACAAAGCATGTCTTGCGTTAGGCGTTCATCCAGATAGGTGCGAAGGCATTCAAATGCAAAAATACTCTAAAGGTGATTACTTTTATTGTCATTTTGATGGCTGGGATACTAGAGAGCGTGGAGGTCAAGAATTTGCTTCTCCAGAAGAAGGAGGTAATAGGGTATATTCTTTTATGGTGTATTTAAATGAACCTAAAAAGGGAGGGTCTACTAAATTCTGGAATGTGAAAAACGAAAAAGGTAAAATTTTAAAAATTAAACCAAAAATTGGCACGGCAGTTTTCTGGAAAAATATAGATGAAAATGGATTCCCATTAGAGTCTAGTCATCATGAAGGAACAACGATAAAAAAAGGATTAAAATATATATTAACTATATGGATTAGGGAAGCTAGCGAAGACCGAGAAGTTATTAATGTTTACGGTCCAAGAACTATGTCTATTCCCAGAGATAGTGAGTAAAAAAAAACCATTATTCATACATGTCCCCAAAGCAGGTGGAATGTCTATATATGGAATCTTTAAAAATTATAACAAAGACTTGCCTATTTGCTTACATAGGCCTGTAAAAAGTTACCCCAAAGCATACAGAGATTCATGCTTTGTATTTTCATTTGTAAGAAATCCATACGATAGATTAGTAAGTGCTTATAAATATTTGACAGGAGGGCATGGAAATGGACAAGATACAAAGTTCGGAAAAACATTATCATTGGATTTTAAATGTTTTGTAAAAAATCAATTAAACAATAATTTGAATTGGTTGCATTTTAAACCAATGGTACACTTTTTAAACGATGATATAGATTTTATTGGTAGAATGGAAAATTATGATCATGACTTCAAAATTGTGTGTAACGAAATTGGAATTTCATGCCGAAAACTTCCACACAAAAACAAAGTCAACCACAAACATTATACAGGGTACTACGATGATGAAACTCGTGAAATTGTTGCGAAAAAGTATGCACGAGACATTGAGTTGTTCGGATACAAATTTGAAGAATATACTTCTAGATAATTATTTAAAATGAAAATTTATGTAGACAATTATTTAAGTAGAACAGGTTTTATCTGTACTAAAGCTAAATACCCTGATATTGAATTTGTAAAAGAGAAAAAAAATGCCGACTTAATGATTCTTCCGTCCGACTGGAACTCAGACTCGCCCGTATTTAAAGAAAACTCAAGAGCAATATACCGCATGAAATATATCGCTGCTAATAACAAAGGTCTTTACAGGAGGAAGGGCTGTCGATCAGGCTTTTGTGTCGATGATAAAATAGAAGTGCCTGAGGCTAAGAATTTTTGTTTTACTCGTAATGATTTTTGCAAAAACCCATATCTTATTCATGTTCCTGTGGACTGGAATATAGCAAGAACTATATCTAAGCCCCCGCTTTACTGGAGACTAAAAGATAGGGTTGATCGAGTGAGCTATTACAATAGAGTCTACTGGAAAGGCAATGTTGGTAATCATCGCACTCGTAGGAAAATTTTTGATTTTTTTCAAAAAAAACCTAATCCTAATTTTTGCATAGAAGAATTTAAACATCGTATTTATGTAGAACCATGCCCCGCAAGCGAGCATGATAATTACCTAAAAGAATTATCTAATTCAGATATGTCTTTTGTTCTTCGGGGTGATAGACCATCAACTCATAGTTTTTTTGACGTTATACAATGTGGATGTATACCAATATGTGTTAATGCAATGAATATCGGCTGGGAGAATATTATGGAAAATGTAGAGGATTATATGCTTTTATTTGACTTAAGCAAACAAACTGTCAAGGAAATTCAAGCAAAAATACTTGAAGTATTATCAGACAAAGAAAAGGTTTTAGAAATGAAAAAAAATTGTATTCATTTGTTTGAAACTTTTTTTAGAGATACTCCTTCTAATTTCCCTTGGGATGAATTTAGATTAGCTAAATGCATTGAAATTTATAAAAATGATTTTGATGTCTCAAAAATTGACAATAAATTAATTTGTGATGAGTTTCTTAAGCTAAAAGGTCTAGATTCTAAAATTTGATACGTGAAAAAATATATATATCAATTAACCAGACGCGGGTTATGTGCAGAACTTAATTCCTTATTAGGCTTTTACGAGAGTGTGATACGCGAAGACTGTAAAGTTTTTATAGACGCAAGCAAATCTCAATATTTTAAAAAAGTATCTATATATGATGTTTTTAAGTTTCCAGATTTCTTCGTTAGTGAACCCATTGATGGATCGCGGTTAGTTCCCCCAAGACCGTGGAGAAAAGCTTCAAGAAAACATTATAAATTTTCAATCGACCAACAAACATGTTCTAGCTTCTTTTCATATACCGACAACTTTCAGAATAAATTAAATTCAAAAATCAAAAAACTTTCTTTGAACGAACAATATAATTGTTTACATATTCGAAGAGGAGACAAAGTTGGTGAAGCACTTTATAGATGGGCGGAGAGCAGAGGTAGAGCAGAATCTAAAAGATTTGAGTTTGAACACTATTTCAATAGAATCAATAATTCTGTAGAGACAATATTTATTTTTACAGACGACTACAAATGTATTCTCGAAGGCAAAGAGTATTTGCGCAAAAACAATATCAAGCGCCGTATTGTTACCTTAACTAATCCTGAAGATCAGGGGCATTCAACCGATAAGGATCTTGATAACAATAAAATTTATACAGAAAATGATTTATTAAAATTTTTAAGCCCAATCGAAATTTCTAAAAACGCTAAACAATTTATAGGTACAAAAAGCAGTAATATTTATCGATACTTGGAAAATCAATGTGTAAATAATACTGAGTTTACCTCTTTAGATTAATATAATATTAACTATGCATTCACCAACTAAATCCTCCAGTAAATATAATTTAGTGTGTTTTCATAAATGCGGGTCTACTATAATAGAACGTATTCTTTCTAATTCTGCATCTTTTATCTCTCAAGATAGAACTTTAGTAAAGCCTAGGATCTTTACTCCGATAAGCTTAACTTTATCCGATAAAGATGTTGCCGTTGATATCGATATGGTCAAAAGGCTAGATTGGCTTCCACCTTATTCAGGGAACGATAAATTTATTTTTGTTGTACGAAATCCTTTATCTATTGCTATTTCCATGTTTTATTCTTTTGCCTATACTCATTCTCCGCTTGATTCTGGATTTAGCGAAAAAGATCATCTCGAGAAACAACTTTCAATACAAAAAATTGGCTTAAATAAATTTGCTGGTCGTAGAATGAATGGTTTGTGTAAAAATTTAAGCAAGGTTTTTGATGACAACGAATTTCAAAATAAACTTATTCTTCCATATGAATTAATGATCTCAAACTTCTCTCAATTTTTACATCTATTTTTAAATCATATAAACTTACCTTCTTTACACCAATCTATTTACGAGAAACATAATAAATCGTTCAGACCTATTAGAGATCGAACTGACGAAATTATTAAAAAAGGTCTAAAAATCCACAAACGTACTACTGATATTAATGAGTGGAAGAAGAAGTTCTCAACCGAAGAAATCGAAATTTTTGAAAATGATTTTCCAATGGTTAAAAAGTATCAAGACTTTCTTCTTTCTCATAATTTATAATATGCATCTTGAGTTCACAACAACCGCCTGTGTTCGCCCAGAGCTATTAGACCAAACATACAGAAGTCTGAGTAATACATTGGTTGATGTTGACTTGAAGACAGAGGGTGTTTTATATATTAATATTGATCCAGTACCAGATAGCTCTGATCAAGCTATCAATGAAGAGCTTAAAGTAGCTAGATCTTATTTCGGTGAAGTACATTATCGAATTGGCGAACCTGGAGGAAATTTTTCTTGTGCAGCTAGCTGGGTATTATCTCAACCCAAAGGCGAATATTTTTTTAATGTGGAAGATGATTGGTTATTTGATGGCGAGATTTGTGTCGACAATTACATCAATAAAATAAAATCAGATAATCGTAATAACATACTACAATGCATTGCTGGTAAAAAACGAGTTCAAAATCGAATTCATTTTTTACCTGGCTTATTTCAAACCTCAATTATTCAATCAATATTAACACAACATCCTATACCAGAAAACGAAAACCCCGAAAGATGGCTTTGGGAACTAAAAGTCCCAAAACAACTAGTTGACTATAATGTAACCTCCCTGGGGGGTGCCACCTGTAGAGATAATGGCAGAAAATGGATGAATAGCAAAGGCTACTCCAAAAACCAAGACAATCAAAGAATCAATTCTCAAGGCAAAATGCAAGGCAATTTTACTCAATGGAATATAAGTTTAGATTAAAAATGAATATAAAGAGACAAATTATAGTTATTGGCGATAGCCATTCTCGATCTTTCGGAGGTAGTGATTATTTTATCCCTATTTATATTGGGGGTGGACAAATATGCAATTTTACAGACGAAAAAGCAGTAAAGATCACAGAAAAAAGACTTTTGCATGCTATGTCACATTTTAAAAAAGATGATTATTTTTTATTAACCTTTGGAGAGCCTGATTGCAGGTGGAACACATACGGTTCTTGGACTCGGCGGGGGCCACAAAAAAAACCAGAGAACAAAATAATTAATTCAATTTCAAGATTCAAAAATTCAATATTAAAAATTAAATCATCGTATAAAAATTTGATCATATACAATGTCATCCCACACAAGTGGGTCGATCAAAATGCAACAAACCAAATATGGAATAAAAATATCTCTACATTTTGCAAAGAAAATGATTTAGTTTTTTGTGATATATATGATGAATTGCTGAAGGATTTAAATTCTCACCTAGTAGAGCTCGACAGGGACAGAGGAATTGATCCTATACACCTTGGCACTTCTATTCAAGAATTAGTAATAAAAAAATTACAAATTAAAGGGATGAAGCTCCCAGCGCCAGGGTCATTTGAGCAGGCAATCGATAAAATTATAATGGATAGTTCTATTTTTATATATCATGAAAGATTTAAAACCCTCACATTAAATGGTAAACCATAAACACAAATTCTTATTCATACACATCCCTCGCACAGGAGGTTCCAGCATTGAATCGCAATTGAACTACAAAGAAAACAAAGAAAAAAACAAACACTGGACTTTAAATAACTGGAAGAAAACATTAGATCCTGAGATTTTTGATGAATATTTTAAGTTTAGTTTTGTTAGAAATCCTTGGGATTGTATGATATCAAAATACAAGGATAGTTGGTTCACAAGCAAACATCCAGGAGGACCAATTGGAGAACGAGCAGGCAAATCTCTGAAATACTTTCTTGAACATTACGAAAGACCTGCACATGAAAATGGTGAAACTTTCCATGATTATTTTGATCCTGAACAAATGGATTTTGTTGGTCGTTTCGAAAATCGTGAAAATGACCTACAATACATATCACAGAAAATTGGTGTAAACATTGATAGCAACATCCAACAACGGAAAATTCAAATGCGAAACAAAAACAAAAAACACTACACCGAATACTACGACGATGAAACTCGCGAGATTGTTGCAGAACGATACGCGCGAGACATCGAGTTGTTCGGGTATGAATTTGGAGAATAAATTATGAACAAACATAAAGACTTTTTATTAATTAAACCCCAAAAAACGG